CATCACCCACTCGGCAGAGGATGCCTACCTCACGAGCCTGATCGCAGTCGCGACTCAGATGACTGAGGACTATCTCAGTCGCTGCCTTCTGTCTCGCACCGTCAAGATGTGGATGGACTTCCTTCCCGGCACCGGGAATGAATACACACTCTACGGTGCTGGAACTGCTCAGATTCCTGTCCGCTATGCGAACATCGGAATGTTCCGCTGGTTCGAGCTCTTCAAGGTTCCTGTCGCCACCGTAAACTCCATCAAGTTCATCCCGAACAACGGCCTTCCAGAAGTAGTCTATGACCCGATCAACTACATCGTTGATGTCACTGACCCTGACATGCCTGCGCGCATCATTCTCCAACGTGGTGCAGTTTGGCCGACCGATCTTCAAGTTGCTCATGCTCTCTCTGTGGAGTATGTTGTGGGTTATGGTCTTGCTGCCGATATCCCTCCTGCTCTGCGTCATGGTGTTCTTCTTGTCGCTGCCGCTCTTTGGTCGAATCGTGGTGACAATGCTGATGCCCAAGCGGACATCCTCCAGCTCCCCGCCATCAAGTCAGTCCTCCATCCCTACAAAGTCATCCGTCTGAGCACGATGTGAAGAAGACCGCAGACATCACTGCCGGAGAGTTTCGCTTCCCCGTGGAAGTGCAACGTCCGTCATACACCGACGATGGATCAGGTGGCCAGAATAAAACCTGGCCCACTGTGATTCCGGTGGTGTTCTGCGCTGTCGAGAATCGTCAAGGCTCAGAACCTTATGGCGACAAAGACAAGGGTCGCATTCGCACCTTCCAGACTTTCTCCTTCACCACTTGGTGGAGGGATGACATTCAGGTGACGGATCGTCTTCTGTTCCAAGGCACTCTCTTCAACATTCGTCGGATCAACAACCTTGATCTTCGGAACAAGTTCCTCCAGATCATCGCTGACTCGGGAGTCGAGCAGTGAGCACCTCGCAGCAGATCACTTTCACGCCTGAGAGTCTCGCACGCGTGAAGCTAGCTCTTGAGACCAAGAGCAAAATCATGGAACGCGCGTGTGCGCGAGCCACGACTCGGTGTGCGATGCTGATCCGGAATGCCGCAGTCAAGAAGATCATGAATGGTCCGAAGACCGGCATCGTCTACACCGATGGAAACATCTCACATCGTGCTTCGGCTCCCGGGCAAGCTCCGGCGAATGATCTTGGAAATCTCCAGTCTTCGATCAACATCGTTGCTGCGACTCCTGCTCGCCGATGCGAAGCTCAAGTCCTCGCGCGTGCACCATATGCTCAGTGGCTTGAGTTCGGAACCACGAAGATGAATGCTCGTCCGTTCCTTGCTCCGTCCGCCGCTGAGAACGCGCGCAAATGTCAGCAGATTCTCAAGGATGAACTCGAGGCAGCAAGCGCATGAGCAGTCCCTCACACGCTGAGATTCTCAAGGCTTCCATCAATCACTTGATCGGGAACGCTCCCTTCATGGCCTTGATGAACAACAACGTCTTCAACCATGTTCCGCAGGAACGTCCTCTTCCTTGCTGTCGAGTTCGTTGGGCTCAAGCCGGAGAATGGGACACCAAGGACAGCGACGGAGTCGAGGGATATATCTTCGTCGATGTGTGGACCGATCATCGCGGAGACAAGAAAGCTCTTGAAGCTGCCGATGCCGCGATCAATCTCTTGCACCTCCAACCTCTGACTCTCCCTGACGCTCAATCCTTGATTCTTCGTCGGGATTACATGGACGCCTTCACCGAACCTGATGGATTGACACACCACACGGTTGTGCGCTTCCGTCATATCGCAACCAACTAATATGTGGAAAAGCATTAAAGGAACAGACTATCGGGTCAGCGATAGAGGCGATGTCGAACGCAACGGGCGTTTGATCGGTGGTTATGTTGTAACAGGCGGATACATGGTTGTTGGACTGAGTTGTGATGGTAAAAGAAATTACCACTTGCGACACAGACTAGTCCTTGAAACATTTATCAGCGAGTGCCCAGATGGCTGCGAAGCTGACCACATCAACGGCGATGTCACAGACAATCGTCTGGAAAATCTTCGTTGGTTGAATCGATATGAAAACCGAAGCAGGCAGAGATTAGGCTGTCTGAACCATCAATGCAGAATGACCCCCGGCGATATTTCAGCTATTCGCAAAATGCGAGAGCGTGGTATGTTGCTCAGAGTTATTGCAAGCAAGTTCAATTGTTCGTTTGCTACCGTTTCTAGGATCGCAAACGGACAAAGACATTCAACCACCAACAACGACATCTGTCGTTAGGAGTATTCTACCATGGCGAAATACTGCGGGAAGGATCTTCTGATCCAGCGGCTCAAGACCGCTCCTTCCACCTATGAGACGATCGCGGGCATGCGCTCGACTTCGCTCAAGATCAACAACGAGCAGGTGGACGTCACCGACAAGGGTGATGTTCCCTGGCGTCAGCTGCTCGCTTGCGGCATTCGCTCGATGGAGCTTTCCGCTTCGGGTGTGTTCTCGGATGCGACCACGCTGGCCGACATCATGACCGACGTCACCACTGGCGCCATCGTCCAGTTCCAGGTCATCTCTGGTCGTGGCGACAAGTTCGTGGGCCTGTTCCTCGTTGCCTCGTGTGAGCGCAATGGTGAATACAACGGCGCGGAACAGTACTCGCTCACGCTGGCTTCCGCCGGCGCGATCGCCTACACGCCCGCTCCCTGATTTCTAGTCCGCTCAACAAGCCATTTTCTGTAAGGAGGAAAACATGGCGAACAAAGCAGCTGGCGAGATGGAGATCATCATCGACAGCAAATCATTCACACTCCGTCCATCGTTCATGTGCATCATGGACTTCGAGGAGAAGGCTGGCTTATCGGTCTTCGAGGCGATGAGGGCGGTCGGTGAGAAGCAGTCTGTCCCAATGAAGAGTGTCGCGGCGGCTTTCCATGCTGGCATCAAAGCCGCATGGAAGCCGACCAACGGCAAGCTTCCGACTTTCGAGGAAATCGGGATGGCCATCCGCAAGGACGGTCTCACGAATCATCTCGAAAGCTATATGCGATTCCTTGCCAACATGATGACCGGCGAGCACGCGCTCGAGAACGCGGAAAAAGGGTTGGCCGAGGGAAAAGCATAGAGGACGATGAAGATGACGATGCAGGAGGTGTCGCAGAAGTCGACTGGCCCTCCTGCGTTGCTCTTCTCGTCATCGAGTTCCATCAGCCGATGGAGTCGGCTTGGAATATGACCTATCGGGAATATTGCTTGCTGTTCGATGTGAAGCGCCAGATTCGTGGCGTGGTGAAGTCCAAGCAGTTCTATTCTGCTGAACGTGTGAGCGGTCTCGAGGCTCACTTGAAGAACATCGGAGCGCTGTGATGAGTGAAACCCTGCCGCCTCTTGTCCTCCCCATCGTTGGGGATACGACTGGGATTCAAACTGCCCTGACGAAAACGCAGCAAATGGCTGCTCAGTTCGGCGGAAAGATTGGAGCTGCTTTCAACGGCGTGCAGGGGACTCTCACCAAACTCGGTGAAAGCTTCAAGGGATTGCTCGGACCGATCGTCGCAGCAGCTGCCGCATATGCTACTTTCCATGCGGCGATGGAAGCGCTCAATCGAGCGGATGAACTTGGAAAGGCAGCTGCCTCTCTGGGAATCACCGTCGAGAAGCTTCAAGAGCTTCAGGCAACCGCTCGCTTGACGGGTGGAAGCGCTGAAGGTATGAACATGGCTCTTCGCGAGATGGGCAGGAACATTGCCCAGGCGAACGCCGGAGAAGAGTCGGCCATCGAGTCTTTCGCAAAGCTCGGTCTTCAGATGCGGGATATTCAGGGACTGAAACCTGATGAAGCATTCTTGAAGATCGCCGATGCGATGGCGAACATGTCCAACGCCCAGGATCGTCTGCAGGTCAGTCAAGAGATCTTCGGCAGAGGCAGTCGTGACCTCGCCGAGACTCTGACTCTTGGGCGCAAGGAGATCGAAGCAACCGCAGCCGAAGCCAAGAAACTTGGGTTGGTGCTCAACGCTTCTCAGATCGGTTCTCTCAAGGAGATGAATGACACGATCGAAGCGATGAAACTCCAGTTCGAGGTGATCGTCGCCAAGGTGATGACCAACTTCTCCGATCTTGTGAGTGTGATCGCCGACGAGTTCGGGCGGACAGCCAAGAATGTGAATGGAGTCAGCGATGGTCTGAGCGGACTTGGTGATTTCCTCTCGCTGATTGCGGTCGGAGTCATCGACATCGGCAAGCTGTTCGTTGCCGGTGGAATGATCATCGGCGGAATCCTCTCGAATATCGCCAACGCAATTCTTCAGCTTGTCGGTGTGTTCTACAACGCTGGCTCGAACATCACGGCGATGTTTGTCGGTGTTGGTGACATGGCAATGTCCACCTGGGACCTCATCGTCGGATATGCCACCAAGGCATTCTTGAAGATGAAAGAAGGTCTCGCAAGTGTTCTCTCTGGTTTGTTCAAGGCAGTCGGCGAATCAATCTCAACTCTCGGTGATGCACTCGGTGATATGCCTGGAGGCGAGAGTCTTCGCGACCTTGGACAAGCGGCTTCTGAACTCGGGAAGAACATTTCCGGAGATGTCGTCGATGAGATGAAGAAGGCCGATGACGACATCAACAAGGCTCTCGACAGCATTGGAACCGGCTTCGATGAGATGGTCGACAAGTCTCGTGATTTGAACGATGACACCGGACTTCCTGAGTGGTTGGCCGAGTCTCTCAAGTTCACCGATGAACTCGGCAGCGAGTACGGTGCAACTCTCGATGGGATGGAATCGAGCACCGTCAATCTCTTGAAGAAGTGGACAAGCGTCAAGACCGAAGTCGACATGGTGCACTCGAAGATGGGGACGACAACTGTCTCGATCCTCGATAGTGTCAAAGCAACTCAAGCTCTGACCGCTGAATATGCCAAGTTCCTGGAGAAGGTGAGCGCCTACTCTGAGAAGGGCAAAAAGGCAGCTCAAGGCGATGATCCGATTAAAGCGCTCCAAGCAGAGCACGATGCAATGCTTGCAGAGCTCGATCGTTTCCACGAGTCTGACATCGGGAAGACCGTCAAGTACAACGAAGAGAAGCTCAAGATTGACACGGCCTACAACGAGCAGAGAGCCAAGTTGGTCGGAGATCAGCACGCCGCGATTCAGACTGAGATCGATTCCTTCAACCAGACTGACTGGGGCACTCGCCTCGCGCATCTCGAGTCGATCGCCGCGATGGAGGAAGAGAACTACGCCGCTCAACTCGAGGTTGCTGCCGCTCGTCAAGAGGATGATCTTGGGCACGCGACTGAGGAGGAAGAAGCCGCTCAGGTTCACGCGAACAACATGATCGCCATCGAGGAACAGAGGTCACAAGTCGAGACTCAGATCAACCAAGCTCGCGCTGCGACCATCGCTGGAATCCTCGGGCAAGCTGCCGCATTGATGGACAAGAATAACAAAGCTCAATTCACCGCGTGGAAAGTCTTCGCGTCCGGTCAAGCAATCATCAATGCTCTCCTCTCGTTCTCGACCATCATGGGTGATCCCAAGAATGAGCTGATGTTCGGACCTGCTGGTCAGATCGCTCTCGCCACCACGAGTCTTGGTCTTGGAATGGCAGCAGCCGCCAAGATCGCATCCACTCCTTATGGCGGAAGCGGTGGAAGTGCTTCGCTTGGTGGAAGTGCTGGAGGTGGAGGTGGATCAGCTGCTTCTTCCGCGCGCTCGCAATCCGAAGCAAGCTCCTCGACCAATATGAATGTGACTCTTTACGGTGACAACTTCTCTGGCTCAAGCGTCCGCGGATTGATCGGAGCGATCAATGAAGCTGCGGGCGACAACGCCAACATCAAGATGCAGGTGAACTCATGAGCGGCATTCCGGATATGACTCTGGCACAGGTGCTCTATGACAATGCTCTGCGAAAAGGAACTGTCAGCTACAACGGCGTGATCATTCCTGGCTTCGAGCCGGTGAATGCTTACGACTGGAGGGACTTCAGTCTGTTCCGCTGGGAACCAGCTGCTGGCTCTCGCGTTCTCATGGTTCAAATCGATTCGGCCATCCTTGTCGACAGCCTTGTGTTCTGGGCGACCGCTGAGATTCCTGCCGGCTTGGTCTTCGGTCTTGACTGGAGCACAGATGGAATCGGATGGACTCCTCTTCTCAGTGGACTGACTGTTGCCGGTGAAATGCAATGGCTCGATGTTCCGACTCCTGTCACAGTGCCTGCAACCAAGTGGCTCAGGTTCTATCTCCACAATTCCACTGGTTTGCCGATAGATTTCAGGCAAATCAGTTTCGGTCCGAAGCTCCAATTCCCAATGGGCCAGTGGAACGGAATCGCTCCTCCGAAGCTTTTGCACGGAGTCGTGGTCGAGACTGTCATCAGCGTCAATGGTTCGATCCTCGGTCGCAACCTTCGTCGCATCACGAAGGAAGGAATGCTCAGTCTGAACTACCTGACGCAAGACTGGGTTCGCAATTCATGGAATCCCTTTGCGATTCACGCGAGCAAGTATGCTTTCTGGTGGCGGTGGAATCCTGTCACCTATCCTACCGAGATCGCCCTCACGGTCGCGGATAAGATCGAAGCTCCCAAGAACAGCTCACCTCCTGGACGGATGGAAGTGAGCATGCCGCTTCTCTACCTGTCATGACCTACGCTGCTCAATCCCAGAAATACGGCAAGCAAGCCGTTCAGATTGTCGAGCTCTATCTCGACACGTGCTCGCTCACGTATGGTGTTGCTCCTTGCACCGGAGCAATCGGAGTCACTGGAACGCAGAAGTGTTTCAACACGCGAGCCACATGCCAGAGTGCGGCGAACTACGCGCGCACGAGCAAGGTCTACCGCTTCTCGACGACTCGCGTTGATGGGATTCAGCAACCCGGAGATGGACCGACTTTCCCGACTCTCCTCTCGGTGAAGAGCGCTCCGACTGTTCTCACTCCTGGAAAAGGTCTCGGCATCCGCTCGTCATTGAGCATCTCAATCGCCGACCATCCTTGGACTGATTCCGGCATCGACAAATATCAAGGCACTCGCGGATATGATGCCGACCTTCGTGGATCATTCTGGGGGAAGTTCGTCACGCGCAATCGGTACTACGAGAACCGTCGAATCGATGTTCTGACCGGTTTCTTGAATGATGATGGATCCTATGACGTCGCGAACTTCAAGCGGCGGACGTACATCATCACCAAGATCAGCGGACCAACTGGTGGAAATGTTTCGATTGAAGCAAAGGATCCTCTTCGTCTTGCTGACGGCGAGAAAGCCAAGTGGCCCAAAGCGTCACAAGCCATTCTTTCTGTTCCTGTCGACGAGCTGGCGACGAGCATCTCGATCACCGATCCAGAACAGTCCATCACCGAGTGGTGGAATCTTGGACAACGCTACATCCGATGCGAAGACGAGATCATGCGAGCCACTGGAATCGCTGGTCTCGCGACCACGACTCCTGTTCTGACTGTTGTCCGCGGAAGCATGCCGACGTGGTACAACTTCTCGTTGAACATCGCCTATCCGCACGAGCTCGATGCTTCTCTGCAGCCTTGTCATCTCTTCGATGATGCTCCGGTCTATGATATTGTTTATTTCCTCTTGAACTCCGTGGCTGGAATCGATCCAGTCTATCTCCCTTTGAGTGAGTGGACCGCCGCGATCGAGGACGAAGGATTCCAATATCTCCGCTTCAATGCTTTGCTCATCGAACCCGTTGATGTCAAGACTCTTCTCACGGAAATCACTGAGCTCTCGGTTCTCATCTGGTGGGATGAGCGCTCAAGCGTTGTCCGTCTCAAGGGTCTTCGCTTCGTCGAGTTGATCGGCGACCAGTTCAACGATTCAAATGCAATCGTCTCCGAGTCTGTTTCGGTGAGTGAAGACACCGGATCGCTGATGACTCAGCATTGGTTGTTCTTCGACTTGTCATGGCCGCTTGCCAACATGAGTCAGCTCAAGAACTACCGAGTGGTGGATGTTCGCGCGAACCTTGAGAAGGAAGGCGCTGATCAATACGGCAAGGCAGCCATCGCTCAGAAGAAGACTCGCTGGTTGAATCGTGGAGATGCAGGTGTTGCGATGGAAGTCGGCTTCACCATGCTGAAGCAATACCAAGAGGTCCGCAAGATCATCACCTGGACGATGGATCCGAAGGATGATGCATTCTGGGTTGGAAGCACTGTTGGTGTTGCGACCAAGTACGTCCAAGATCAGTATGGTTCTTCTGAACCGCGCAACTATCTTGTGACTCAGGTCGAGGAGATCATGTCGAACGGAGGAGTGAAGCTCAAGTATACCGGACTCGAGCTGTTCTCTTTCATTCGCACCGGTCTCATCACGCATCCTTCTACTTTTCAAGGCGATCCGCCTGATCCGATTCCTGCTCCTGCGAACTACTCTTCCGCTTCCGCTCTCGAGAAGTCCAAGTGGGCTTACATCTGCTACGACGATCGTGGGGATGGCCAGCCTGGATTCCTCGATGGAACCGGTCCATATCAAATCGTCTAAGGATACACCATGCCTGTTCCTTCCTATACGCCGATCGCCGACAGTGAGATCGATCCTGAGTCACCGATCACGAGCAGCTTGATCCAGCGACTTCGTGACAACTGGCTTTCATTGTTTGGGATTGATCCAAGCGATCCAGCGCCAGTAATCGGCTTGCCTTCAAGTATTTTAGGGGTTGGATCCACCGGACGATGGAATGCATGGGTACAGTCAGGAGGTACGACAAGCGCAGAAGAAATCATCTCTGTGATCTTGGATTCTGTCGAATGGATGGAACTCAGGCATTCAGCCAGTTCAGGCATGAGCGACAATCCTGCTTCTACGCTCACGAACAACGGCAACGTGCATCCTCACTTCTCATTTGGGACTCCATACAGTGACTACACGACAATAGGCGGGGGGATATACCAGATATTCACAAATGTGCGCCTGGTGCAGACCATCTATAGCTCCGGCAATCCAACCGGTGTTCGCATCGTGCTTGACGAAACAATACACTATGTCGATGGAGGTGGAACGCTTAACGTCACGCAAACCAGTCATGATGTTACTGTTCCGTTGACAAACACCTTCGTGACAATCAGAACCAGCACATTCGGAACAATCCAAGCCAAGGCTCGTGCGCTTTCTGGTCAGGTGCTATTGACATGGAATGCGAGTTCTGCCGCGACCGGAATAGTCATTGATATTCCATTCAATCGTCGTGTATTCGTGAACAAGGCAGCCGTGTGATCATGGACTACGTTGAACTTCTCAAGCAGTTTGGCTTCCCTGTCGCAGCGGCGATCATCGTCGGATATGCCTATTGGAAAGCCACCAGCGATCGAATAAAGAAGCTGGAGTCGATCACAACCAAGCAAGGAGCAACAATCGAAGAGCTCCAAGAGGATCGTCTGAGGCGGGCGGAAGGATATGCGCACGTTCTCCGGGAGATTGCTCTCAAGATCGGAGGAGCATTGAAGGAGCAATCGGCTGCGACCAAAGAGCAGTCAACAGTGATGCGTGAACAGCACACCATTCTTCGTGAAGCTGTCCGTGCTTTCCAAACTCAGTGCCAAGGTAAACGCACTCCATCGTCGCCTGAGATTCCTGCTGCTCAACCTCGCAATGAGAAAGAGCACACGACAGATCTTTTCCCGCACACCGATTCAACTCCTTCTTGAGGTAGCCTGCCATGAACCGGATTCTCCTCCTTGCCGTAGTAGTGGCAGGCTGTCTCTTGTCTTCGTGCACTCGCATCACTGAGGAACAAGGCAAACAGCTTGCTCAGGCAAAAGCAGATGTCGAAGCAGCTCGTCAAGTCGAAGATCAAGAAGCACGCAATGCATTGTATGCTTCCGCTAGTTCTCGCTTGATGGCCGGATTGTTCGACGTTGAACTTCCTCCTCCGTTTGTACCAGCCGCAACTCTTGCTCGTGATCCTGTCGCAGTCCAAACAGAAGTCAAAGAATCAATGGCCGCGGAGAAAGATCCACCGAGCGGAACAGGAACAGCTTGGGCTTGGATCGCAGGAGGAGGTCTTGCAGCTCTCGGTCTTTTGAGATTTGTTCCAGGAGCAGGAGGGATGGTTGCCAATCTCGCCTACAGCTACTTTGCTTCCAAGGTAGACAAGGACGTCGATCGGAAAGCCCATCAACTCTATCAACATGGAGCTGCAGTAGTTCAATACGGCGTTGAGATGGCACATGTAGCAGAAGCAGTTGCTCCGGCTGAAGCTGCTGCGATTCAAGAGAGAGCAATAGAGATTCAACAGAAGCTTGGACTCAAGGAGACCATCGAACAATTGGTCGTCGCCGCAAAAGCTTCAGCTCAGAAGATGCCACTTGGTGATCGAGGTGGAGATCACGGTTGAGTCGACTTTGCCTTGAGCTTTGAGACTTGCGAGACAACCAACCATCTCGCAAGTCGTAACATTCACAAACTCCGCGAGCTCGCACGCACGACAAGGGCCAGCTTCTCGCAGGAGAAAGAGAACCTTCTTCTCTAGTTCCACGTTGCCCCGACATAGCGCACAGTGAAACTTGTGTACCATCCTTGCGGATCAGCTTGCAGCTCGATGAGATGATCGCCTGCTTGACCGGCCGCGTTCCATAAATGAATCTGAGCGACAAAGCTCTCGCCTGGATTCAGAGTTGGAATGAAAGGCGATTGCATCTGCACTCCATCCTTGAACCATTTCAGGTTGGTGTAGTTTCCACTGTTGCCGATATTTCTTATAGTCACGTCAACGGTCGGCGAAGAATCATATGACGCCGAGTAGTAAACTGACGTTGGAGCAGAATATGCGAAGGACATGTCTTGCACGACGACAGGAGATTGGTCTGCTCCTGTCGATCCGCTTGGACTTCCGCCCAGATTGCATCCGGCGAGAATGAGAACAGAGAGAAGGAGAAGTTTCATGGTGTATTATACTGAAAGAGAGCTTTAAGCACCCCTTTGATTTGTTGATTGTTCAAGGTGACATGCGGATCAGACGCTTTGTGATTTGTCATTGTTTCACCGGTGCGAGCATTCTTGTATGTTCGTCCGTATAATATCTCAGGACAAGGAACAGCATCGACTTCGCGAATCACTGGACCCGGAAGATTCTCTGTCATGGCTCAAGCCGATCGCTTGCGACTTCTACTCCGATCAGAGCGACAGCGACGAAACCGAATGATCCATGCTTTTTAATCGTAGCGACCAATTCATCGTGAGCCGCCATGATCTTGGCTTGGACTTCAGGCTTCTGTTCGGCGATATGTCCCTTCATTAAGAGGAACATAGTTTCTTGCTCATTCATGATTAGTCCTTCCAGACATAGATGGTGATTGTTTTCTTCCCGAACTTCAAGGCGTTCGAGTGCCTGACGAATCGAAGGTCGATGTGCACTATTCCTGTCCGCCGGGTGTTTCTGCGGATGAGTCCTCCTGTGTCGTCGACTGTGAATTGTCTCTGGTCATCAGTCGGCCGAGAATGATCGAGGTATCCAATTCCAGTGGGAATCCAGACGGTTGATCCGTACGGCAACTGCTTTGGATCGGATGCGACTCCATATGGTTCCTCGCGTGTGTCTGTTCCATCAGCCGTGATTCTAACGCCTCTGACTCCGCAGCAAATCTTGCAAGGACAATATGCCGTTGCAACAACCTCAAGAGGCTGCCAGTCGGCGGCGAGCATCGACGCGAGAATGATTGAAATCATCGGAGAGCTTCGGTCTGAATCTCATAGACGAACTTCTGCATATGTGCGGGATAATTCTTTGGATTGCCTTCGAGAATCTTCGCTCCATTTTGGACGATGGTCTTGATCCTTCTCGCCGTTGCTTTCTCCGCTCGCAGACTCTCTTCAAGATTGGCGATCCGCTTCTTGACTTCGCTCTCTTCGTTTATCATGTTGATGCATCGAAGGAGAATATCCGAAACACGCTGAGACATTTTCTTGGTCTCTTCGTCTTTCTCCGCGCTGGAATGAACGGCACTCGCTCCAAGCACCATCTTCAGAATCTCTTGGTCAGTCATGTTATCGGTGTTCATGGTGTCCTCAGAAGTCGAAGGGGTAATGGCACACGGTGACATGTCGAGGGATGGTCATGCAATAGTCGCCATTGCAATCTTTCACGCAAAGAGTGTTCTTTGCAAAAGGGAACATCACAGTTCCAAGACGTCCGTCGTGCATCTTCACTCGCGTGCCTATTGGATATTCTAGAGAATATTTGCTGTCCACTCCAGCAAATCCTGGCGCTGTTGCAAGAGCAGTATCTCGCTTGTGTTTTTCATGTGAATGATCTTGTCCACGATTTCTTGCGGAGTCAGCTTGTTTGTGTCGACGCATGGAACAGACTCCGGCATGGTCCGATAGATCGCGCGGACATTATCTTTGAAGAAAGAGCCTTCATCTTTCTCTTTGCCGCGTTCACCCATCCGCTCGTTGAGAACTTCATCGGCTCCATCGAGTCGAATAACGAAGCAGTCATTCGGCATGAGGAAAAGAGAATCAAGATCTATTAACTCTTGAAGCAGGAAAACTTGAAGAGGTTCGCTCGCGGCTTTCCGATAGACAACACCTGAAATGCCGCAGCGATCGAGAACCACGTCGAGACCTTCATATTCCGCGTGCGCATCATAGTCCACAGTTGCGAACAACATGCAGCGGACTCGCTCGTTCATCTGCCGCGAATCCTTGAGGATCGGACGCACGTGCTCACCAAGAGTCGTGGATCCAGGACAACGGGCATATGGTACGCCGAGTTGTTCCGCCAGCATTCTGGCGATGGTGGTCTTTCCAGAACCGTCTGGTCCTTCGATGCAGAGTTTCATGAACGGCCTTTCGTTTGGCAATAGTGTATCGCCTTGATGGCGGTTGTACACCATTTGTAGTGCGTCGGAAGAAGGGACAGAGCGACGAAAAGATCTTCGGTCTTCAAAGCCGCGAGAGCGACTTTGATTCGAGAATATGGTTTGAAGAGATCTTCCACTTCCTCTCGACAAATCGGCGGAGAGACCCATTCACTTCCATTCGGATCGTCGAGCATGGTGTCTGCCATCTCATTCACTGCTGACTCTTGCAGAAGAGTCACCGCTGAGAAATGATGGAAGCAAGGACGACTGCCGTGCATTGCCGAGAGCAGACAGTTGAGCTGGTTCAGAACGAAGTAGGAATAGAGTGCTCGCGAGTTTATCTGCAGCTCGTAGATTGTCGCGACAAGATGAGTGACATCTTCGTGAGGCACGATTTGCAAGCCATATTCTTGATATCTGCCAGACAGTCGATGAGGACTCACTGCTTTGTTGTCGATGGCATTGAGCACATCGAGGAATCCGAGCCCGAGAGAGAATGCACTGTTCCTCCCTCCTCCGACCCAAGACTGTTGCGGCTTGTCGATAGTGAAATGTTTGGCGACAAGTATTCGTCGCCCTCTCATCTCAAGAAGCTGGCCGAGTTGATCGCGCCAAACTCCTGTCATCGTCGACGGTTGCTTGAGTCTCATGCCGTCACCGGAATCTTGATCGCTTCATGTGGAGCATAGTCGGACAGCTCGCAATACTCTGGACTGAATCCAAGAAGCTGATCGAAGCCGGTTCCGAGATGGCGAAGACTCAGTGATGGAGTCAGTGTGCAACTCCTGTCTCGCATGATATTGGCCGCTTCGAATTGGTTCTCGTAGATGTGAAGATCACCAACAGAGACCATCAGCTTGCGCGGTTCATATCCGGTGACGTGCGCCATGAGATGGAGGAACAAAGCGAACTGAGCGATGTCGTGTGGACCGCCGACGGGGAAGTCCATGGATCGTTGAGTCGCGAGAAGATTCAGACCTCCGTCTTTCACACCGAACTGGAACATGACATGGCACGGAGGGAGAGCCATCTCATCGAGTTCATTTGGTGACCAGAGACTCATGATGATACGCCGAGAATCTGGATCCTTGGTGATGAGATCATAGACGAGCTTCAGCTGATCGGTGCCATCGATCTTTCCGAAGTTTCGCCATTGAGCTCCGTAGATCCGACCGAGGTCTCCCTCTGGCAAAAGTCCAGGCTCTCGTTCGGCGAGAATGTTCTGCCATTTGTCCCAGATGTGACAGCCATTGTCGTGAAGGAACTTAGTCGTATGTCCACCGTGAATCATCCACTGCAGCTCGAGAGCGGGCATCTTCATTCCGAGCTTGCGAAGTCCGAGCAACGGGAATCCGTTCCGCATGTCCCAGCTGAATGATTCACCGAACAAGGAGAGAGTCTGAACTCCAGTCCTGTTCTTGCAGAGATCACCGTGAAGCAGAATGCGCGTGAGCATCTGCTGATAGAGATTGTCGAAGTTGGGTGTCATAAATCCCTCAGAGTGAGTTGAACGGATGGAATGATTCGAGCAATGTGCATGCTCTTGGTCAAGATGTTGCGGGCTTCTTTGTTCTCATTGAGAAGGATGCCCGCGTTGTATTCAAGATAGAGCACTTCGTTGATCTTGTTGGCCTTGATTTCTCGAAGACAAGCAAGGCATGGATACATCGTGCAGACCAGAGTGCAATCGTCAAGAGGAGTGCCGAGAGCTGCTGTCGCTTTCCTCATGGCGTTGACTTCGGCATGGATCACAAAGTCGTGTTTCTCTTGACTTTTCCACAGCGTTTCATCATCGATGACTCCGCTCGGGAATCCATTGTAGCCGAGAAAGATTCCATGCGACTTGCGATGGATCACTGCTGCTCCGACTTTGGTGTTGCCCTTGGATCGCAACTCGGCCCAAAGCATGGCAATGTGAAAAGCAGATTCCTCGATGGAGCACCGTGATTCGCGAATCATACCTTGGAGCCTTTCGAGCGGAGGTAGTCGAGCATGATCTTTGCATATAGCACATAGTCGTTGACGAAGATTTGCGGATGATTCTTGCGGACCACGAGCATCGGCCGACTTCTGCGGACGCAAACAGTATGTCGAGCGCCAACGCCAATATGATTTCGCGCACGCGTGAGATGGAATAACTTCAGCAAGAGCATGAGCAACATGGATACACAACTCCCATTGAGTGATTGATTCGAGCGAGAAGGTGACACAAGGATGGTGCTTGTGTGTTATTCCGTAAGGCGTGCCATCTTTTTTGAGCATCTCGGTCTTGTTGAAAAGAAGATGGTCGACAGTCGCGAGAATCTGACAGCACTCGAGGAGTTGCTTACGCGCTCGGATTGGATCTTTCTCCAAGAACTCGCGAGCAGAGATGCTCGGACTCGGATCGATGAGAAAGATATTCACGGCCAAGTTGCCCGTGTCACGATGTAGTGGATATTGCTTTGGCATGTATCAAAGCACAGAGCAAGATCAACTTGAGAAACCCCTTCGCGATACCATTTGCGAATGAGCTTGACGGTTGCGAGAGTCTGTCTATGATACATGGCATCCTTTCGGGAATGCGAGTTGTGGACCGAGCCGTTTTGGATGGTGGCTCGGTGGAACCATCAGCTGAAGGCTTGGTGCTTGGTCAGTATAGCGGCAATGTTTGCCGGAATAAAGCCTGAACCTTTTCCCTTGTCCCCACTGTGTGATGCTGCTCGCGATGATTTCGTCATGTTCGATCGGTGGACTTCTTCGAATGCTTCCGTGAATGGAAGATTGAAAGACGTCGCGGTTCCGATAACCACATAAGCAGAATCAACCAAGCCATCGAGAGTCTTCTCTTGATTGTTCTGCGAGATGCCTTCGAGAACTTCTCCGAGCTCTTCAAGCATCAATTCAACACGGAGAAACGCGTTGTTTTTTGTCTGCTTGAAGAGATTCTTGAAAGCGAAGGAACTCGCTCGCAGTTCTCTGGCTTGCGCCGCGATGAGTTCTGCCTCTCCTTCCGTGAGACGCGGCCAAGATGGAGCAGGAGCTCCGACATGCCGCTGGAAGGAGAGGACCGCTTCTTCGAGATTCATCTCAGGCCTTCTTGAGCCAACCCTTGCGGAGCAGGTCGAGAACATACCACGAGATGTAGCCGCGGGGATTCTTCTCGAAGGAAGGACTGAGATCGCGCGACTTCTTCCACTCGGCGACGATGGAGTCGATGACCGAGACGGGAGTGGTCGCTTTCTTGAAGTACTTGAGAATCATCTCGGGCGCGGAACCTTCGCGCGGTTCACCCTTCTTGGTGTCGATCAGCTTGGCGGCATTGATCGAGCCTTCGCGCGCGGTCGCTTCGCCGGTCTTGACCTTCTTCTCGGCCTTCGCCGGCTTGCTGACCTTCTTCTCGACCTTGACCTTCTCGGCCTTGGTCTCGATCTTCTTGGACTTCTTCTCGGTCTTGGCTTCCTTCACGGGTTCCTCCTTGCTGCCTTTGGCAGACGTGGTGATTGGGTATTTCTGGCCGCAACCGCAGACGAGATCCGTCCCGCGGATGCAACCAGCTTCTTCGAGATCATTGCCGCATTCGCTGCACTTCTCGGAGATATCAGCGAACTGCACCTTGTTGGAAGCGAGCGCTTTGTCGCTCAACTTGATGCTGTCGCCGTTGATGGTGATCGTGGCCATGTGATGTCCTCCTTGGGACGGGTTGGGGATTTTGGACCGAGCCGTTGAGGTGGCTCGGTGGAACCTTCTTACTTGAAGCTGTGGAGATCGATGAAGTCGACCTTCTCGCTCTTGATGACCTGAACCTTGCATCCGCCCTTGAGCCAAGCAGTGATGCTCGTGGCCAGCTCGTCGTTCTCAGCCGCAGCATTGATGAATCGCAGCTTCATCTTGCTCGCCGCTTCCTTGTCGGTCTCGGCTTCGACGACGACATCCGCATGGACGAGAGGCTTGCCGCCGATCAGCGGACGATAGCCGTGGACTTCCTTGCCATCTTCATCCTTGCCCTTGAGTCGCGAGATGGAAGTGATCTTGCCATTGTGCTCGACGACTTGCCGACCGTGACGCTCCTCGATGACCTTGGCGAACAGAGCGGGAGTGAACTCACCCTTGAGAACATCGGTCTCCATAAGGGTGGCGATGTTGCTCGTGATGGCGCCGACATCTGAGAGAACACGAGGATTCATCGAGGAGGCGAAGTCTTCGATGAGGATTCCCTGGAACTTGTACGACGTGCCATTCTTGATGAAGATGGCGGAGACGGGAAATCCAATGGGATCAGGCAAAGCGGCGAGTCGGCACGCGAGCTTGTCGTTGATGATCTTGGAGTTGATGGCGAGACGCATGGGATGATCCTTTCGGGGATCGGGTTGGGGAATGGTCCGAGCCGTTGAGGTGGCTCGGTGGAACCTTAGATTGGAAATCCGAACCAATGTCCAGTGATCGTCTTGAGGAGGATTGCCGTGAGTGTCATTCCGAAGATGATTCCCGGCAGCATGATTCTGAAGGCAGCAAGCATGGATATTCCTTATATGCTAGAGGTTTGAGTTGTAAACAAGAAAACCTATTCTTGAATCCATCCGCGCTTCTCAAGCTCCATGACTTCAGCAACCTTGGCTTGCATCGTCACTCGCTTGGATCCGACTCCCGTCCACTCATCTCGACGGAGATCATCTCTCTCCAAGCGTCGACGGTAGACTTTGCCCGGATAGAAAGCGAATTGGATTGCGTTGTATCCTTCAGGCGAGATGAAGCGGATGGAAGCCACCTTAGTTTCCCTTGAAGCTGCAAGCGATGAAGGCGAGCGGACGCGTGCCATCGGGAATGTTCTTCGGATAGATCGAGATCAAGAAATCTCCATCTTCATCGACTTCTCCGACGTGAGCTCGGAGATCTTCGCCTTCATAGTAAGGCGATTCGTTGGCATCAAAGTCTTCCTTGCCGATCGTCTGCTCGTTGATCTTCTCGGCGAGTCGATCGCAGTTTTCGATATCGAAGATTTCGGAGAGGAGTTTCATGGTGGATCCTTTCGGGATGTTTGGGCCGAGAGCTTTCCCTTCTCGGCGGCGGGATGAGATTCAGAACTTTTTTATCTTCTCCATCACCTTGTCGAACATCTTATTCACTTCATCATTCAGCGCATCGCACTTGGTCTCGTCATAGCAAAGCTTGTTGTCGATTCCATCAAGAGACTCGAAAGCATAGTCATGAGTGTGCTGATCGTTCTCGAGGATGTGAAGGACGGAAGCGATGACTGCATCCTTGGCCTTCTTCTTTTCCGCGGCGGTGAGCTTCTTGGATTTCATGAGGTATCCTTTCGGGATCATCCTTGGTTGATGGGTTTATCTTGTCGAGCAGTCTTGGATTGTAAACAAGAAAACCTAGGAGACGTGTCCGGCTTTCTTGGCGGCCTTGATGATGCGGTAAGCGTTCTGAAAGTGGAGGGGCATGGGATGTTCCCAGGGTGATGGGTCTAGTATACCAAGACTTGAGAAGATGTAAATAGGTGTCTTTCTGGGCCCAGATTCTTGAGAAAGCCCTATTTTTGGCCTTTCCACAAGTGCTTTGTTTTCAAGAGTTTACAAACAGGCTCAAATCTACAAGGCAAACGGCTTGGGTCACTTCAAGGATTCAGTATTTTCCCACGAGTAGTCCAGATGGAAGTACACAAGAAAGTTCTCAAGGATATTGGTTTACTTTTCAAGGAAGCTTGCTAGGAGCTGAAGACCGATTTCCTGCTTCGATCAGCGAGAGCCTTGAGAAGAGAGGCTTGAGTGAAGTCTTTTCCCTTGAGAGCCTTCGCCACCGACTCGTCGACAGAATCCTGGACGATCAACCGATGGACGACGACGGGTTTGGTCTGTCCGATTCTCTGAAGTCTGTGGATCGTCTGATGGTAGGCTTCTCCGCTCCAAGGGAGAACGGTGAAGATGAGATTGTTCCCGCCGTGTTGAAGGTTGATCCCGTGACCGACCGAGAGCGGATGCATGAAGAGGACATCCGTCTTGCGGGTGTTCCACTTCTCCACGATCGCTCTCGCATCTTTGTCCTTGACTCCGCTTCCAAGGATCGGAGCTTTCGGCCAACGCTTTCGGATTTCCTTCATCTCCCATTGATACCAGAACGAGATCAGCAATGGCTCTTCTGCTTCGTCGATTATTTCCTGGAGCATATCCATCTTCGCCGAGTGAATGTGCTTGACTTCTCTCTTCTCATCTTCGCCAAGATACAATGCTCCACTTGCAGCTTGCCGGCACTTCTCTCCGACGATGGCCGCATTTCCAGCGATCACTTCCTGGTTGTCAATCTTCGTGATCATCTCATGCTCGAGCTCTGAATAAATCTTCCGAGCAGAAGCAGGAAGCTCGATCGGTATATCATTCACGACCACCTTCGGAAGACTCAACCAGTCCTCTCCGCGAAGGGCAAGCGTGATGTCTGCGATCTTCTCTTCGATTTCTTTCGGCGCTCCCTTTCGCATGGTACGTTGGAATCTGTTGTATGGATTCTCAACCATCCAACGCGAGCGGAAGTGGGAGATGAATCCCATCAAGCGCTGACCTTTGTCAAGCAGATAATACTGCGACCAAAGGTTCTCATACTTCTCTGGCATCGGAGTGCCAGTCATCTCTATGACGCGCTTGAAGAGAGAAGAGGTGGCAACAACTTTGAATTGCTTGAACCTCTTGCTTGCCGACGATTTCAGTTTGGTGGATTCATCGAGGACCAATGTATCGAACGGCAAATCGTCACGGCAAGCAATGATCCATTCGCACATCCATTGCATGATGTCATAGTTGACAATGTAGATTTCATGGTGCTCTGACAACAGTCTGAGTCTGTCTTGTATCGTTCCACGGATCACAACATAGTCTAAACCCTGGAGATGATCCCATTTGTTCACTTCATCCGGCCAGGTGAGAGTCGCGACTTTGAGAGGAGCAAAGACGAGAACTCCACGACAAGCAAAGTTGTCAAGGAGTTTCTTCAACGCCGAGAGGACTGCCGCAGTCTTTCCGAGACCCATACCAATATGCAGAGCACACCGCTTGTTGTCGATGACAAAGCGGAAAGCTGTTCTCTGATAATTGTATGGGTTATATTTCACTTCTCAAGCTCTCGACGGATCGCGTGACATTCTTCTTTGGTGCCTTCGTAAATGATCACCCATTTGTAAAGACCATTTATCAAACAACGGCAGAGCAACTTGCGATCTTTGTTATTCGACTTCAGACACTTCAGACTTAGAACTGGCATGCAATAGCGATAATTCACGGAACAACCTCGTCTATCTGTTTGATGGATCGGATCACGTATACTTCTGCGCCGGCTTCTCTCATCTTCCTGATCATGGCCTTCTGAAGCTTGCGCACTTTTCCTGTTGGTCTCTTGAGCTCGACGAAGAATGTATCACCGCCGAGAATCACAACACGGTCAGGAACTCCTGAGACCGCTGAAGTGAACTTGAAGACAAGTCCACCTCTCTGCTTTACTCTTTTGCAGAAGGCCTTCTCGACATCACGCTCGAGGAGATTGCGCATCGCGACGATCCTGGTAGTAGTTCTGAAGGGAGATGGCTCTTTGCTGCAGCTTCTCGATGGCTTCAAGAAGCTGACGCTCACGGCGCCCGATCCTTCCGAACTTCCTCACATCATGGAGCAGATCATTCGCGCCGACGATTGCTTCGTCGAGCGAGGTCGCAATGTCTGCGGTGGTCTGTTCCCAAGCATCGAAGTCATCAGGCACGGACCACCTCCTTGTTGCGAACGCGATAACCACAACCAGGTGCGAGTCCCTGAAGCTCATGCCACAGATTCTCGCGGTTCATCCTGACCGCGCGTGCGAATGGACGCGCGATGAACTCGGGTCGAGGTTTATCTCGTTCAGTGAGCTCCTTGATCATGATATAGATACACTCATCGCGGTTGAGTTTGCCGACATGAGGTGCAAAGGTCATCCAGCTCGAGCACATCTCGTCAAGCTGCTTGATCCGCTTCTCACTGATCTTCTTCGAGATCTTCATCCATGTCGGAAGTTTGTCCTTCGTGATCATTTGATTTTTCCTTAGTCGAGTTGATGAGTTTCCAAGCTTGCCCGATGTAATACTCATGGCTCAGATCTTTCGGAATGCCGAAGACGTCATGGCCACGAACATCAAGAGCGAGGATTGCGCTTTTTCCATTGGGAATACCGTCGAGAGATCCATCCGGATTCTTACGCTTGATCGGTTGACCTTCGCCGGCATGAGTCACATACCAGCGAGCGATCTTTCCCACGAGCTGCTTGCCGTGATAGATCGAACCGCCGTTCTTAACGCGCTGATAGTACAAGAAGTCCATGAGCTTCGTGTGCTCTTCAATGGTCTTCTCCGGTGGTATATCATTCATCAAGAACTTCTCGGCGGCCGTCTTGACGATCACGCCATCCCACTTGCCGGTCAACGGCCACGGAGTGAATGCGCCCTTGCGCTTCACTTCACCGTTCGAAAGCAAAGCAAGATAAGCATTGACATCTCGCCGGCAATAGCGCGTGAACTCCGCCGTCTCGAGAATGTGTCCGGTCGTCTGCTCCCATTCTTTCATGATGGCGGGAAGCTTCTTCATGGTCGTCTTGTCGGCGTCGACCGTGACTCCATCGGTATTCGATGAGAGAATCTTGAAGCCGGCAATCTCGAGCTGCTCGATCAGCATGAGAAGCATCAGCTGACCATTGACCGTGACTCTCAACGCATCTGGAATAGAACGCAATGGCGAGTAGGCGTCGTTGAGTTTGCCAAAGGTCGAATTGAGAATGATCTTCGAGCAGGCGTTGATACCCTTGGCGTGTTTCTCCGCGGCTTTGTCTCCGGCTTTCTTCGCAGCCTTCTCATCCTTCTTGGCCTTCAGACGAGCGTCAGTGAGGTCGGCCATGTTCTGCACGAACTCTGGGCCAATCTGTTTCGGATAGAGTTGTTCCTGAATGATCAACGACGGATAATACGAGGCGACATCGAGATCGGTGATGATACGCGAGCCAGCGATGAAGACTCCGGGCTTATCAACAGTATGAAGACCTCCGACTCCGATCTTATACTTTCTTGAACCAAGAGTGATGGCGCTCTTGTATTTCGGATCAAGCTTCCACTTGGTTCCTGCTTTGTCGCCTTTGGCTGCCGTCTTTCTGAACTCATTGAGGAAAGCCTTGAAGTCTTTTGTTTCATAATGGACGCGATCGGAGATGATCTTCTCCATCGGCCATTCGCGCGCTTTGTTGTCTGGATTCTGCATCGCATTCTCGCGAAGAGCAGTGATCCAAAGTCCAGTGCGTTCCTGATTCAACTGCACGAACACCATCTGAGCCAACCCCGCATCGCCAACCACATATGCTCTATTGCTCAGCTTGTAGGTCTTGACCAGGTTTGCACGAATCTCGACGAGGTGCCAATTCTTCTTAAGCAAGCGCCAAGTCGCTCGAGTATCCACAGAGCAATAGTCGCGAATCTCAGGAACTCGCTCGCTCGCAAGAGGCTTGGTGAAGTCGCAAGGAGACTCGACGACTCTCGGCATCTGCTCTTTGCATTCCCACTCCTTCAACGATCCGCGCTTGTTGAGGAACTGAAAGATGTCGAGAGAGTAGGCCCAAGGAGCAGGCGAGTATTGGATCTTGAATATGCCCTTGTCGTTCCGTCCGCCGTTGATGATCCTCGAGCTCAGTTCGTAGATGCTTTTATTAGTGACCTTACCGTCTTGCTGTGCAATCCACTTAAGCACAGTATCGTCATAGCCAAAGTTGTTGAAACCAGCAAGGACGACTTCTTCGCGGATGAAGTCGAGCAAGGAGGTGAAGGAGCTTTTGTCATTCATCACCTCGAAAGTGTGCCACGTCTTTGCGCCATCGAAAAAGGTGGCAAGGAAATAATTGGGAAAGACCTCCAAGTCATAGACCCAGATGTCATTGCCATCCGGAGTCTTCACTTGTTGGTCTCGACAATGGCTCGCGCGTCGAGAGCAAAGGCTTTGACTTCCATATCCTTCAGGAATATCACGAGACTCTGCATCGTCGGCACGAGTCGAGTGAGTTGAAGGCGAGGAGGTTCAGTGGTTTCCATAACCGTTGCTCAGTTCTTCAAGTCGAGTCTCGTAGGCCATGACTGCGGCTTGCATGTTGGTGAATGGTGCGCCGATGTGTTCGGCGTTTCCGAAGAATGCTTTGTATCCGAGTCTGTCGGCAATGATACTGCCATCCGCCGTCTCAAGGCGAAGGACTGCATCCTTCTTCTGAAGGTAGTCTTGAGAAGCTTCCAAACCGGTTTCGTGGTTGAGAATCATATGGACCGAGCCGTTTCGTTGGTGGCTCGGTGGAACCTTTTGATTGTTATGCAGCTTGCCCTTTTGGGCGTCGTCAGCTCTTTCGCTGTACCTTGTGCTGCTTAGAAAGGAGGTTCGTCGTCGACAGGCCGCTTCTTCTTACGGGGAATCTCATCGTCCTCAGACTTCTTGGCCTTCCTCTTGGGAGCGGGCACATCATCGAAGTCGCTTTCGTCGAAGCTGCTGCCACCGAACTTCTCGCCGTCGTCGACCTTGAGAACACCGTTGAGACTGATCGAGATGCCCTTGCCGAACGAGTTGCTCCACGCGTAAGGAACCACGGAAGCATGATACCAAGCGCCGGAATAAATCTCGCTATCGTTCTCAACCGCACGACGAGTGCCATCGGATTCCATCACGAGGATTCCAGGCTGACGCTTGTTCTTGGTCCGCACGAGCCAGCAGTTAGCATGCTCGGGATGCTCGTCCGCATCGTCGTCACCGTCCGCGATCGGGAAATGCTTGCACTTCTCAAAGGGAATCTCCTTCCCAAGCTTCTCGACCATCGCGAGCTTCATCCGCTTCTTCAAGCCGGCGATGAACTCGTCCGTGCCATCAGCATCCTTGTCGAGAACGATGAGCATGCCATACTCAGGCTCCGACTCTTCGTTCTGCTTGCGGGGTTTCATGAGGTTGCAATAGCTTCCCCGGAACTTCGGGGAAACGATCTTCAGTGGATTCTCTTCGGCCATGGTTCACTCCTTGGTTGGGTTCGGGATGCAGTCGAAGTCGGCTGCGGGGTTGATTGCGGGACGTGGATCATTCTTGAAGACGAGACATGGCTTGCCTTCAGGACGGATGGTGTTCTTCTTGAGGAACTCCTCGCGCTTCTTCTTGTCGGAGAAGAGCTCGGAGATGACGCCAAGGCCTTTGAGACTGCGAGGCATGAAGTCGTCTTCCTCGAATCCGATCTTCTTGAGTTGAGCGATGACCTTCTCCTCGTCCTTCCACTTGCGATTGCTGTCGCCTTGGACGACCTTGAAGTCAGTGAGCTTGCCTTTCGCCGCCATCTCATAGATGTGATTCTCGAAAGATGAGAGCCACTGTTTGAAGAAGATGAGATTCAGTGCAAGCTTGTTCACATCGTCTGGATTCAAGAAGGTCTTCTGCTTCTCGGCTTTGATTACCGCATCCTTCTTGGTGAACTGCTTCGATGAGACGTCCTTGAAGTCAAGGCCTGCGGATTGTATCACCGAGGCAGCAAGAGCTGAGCAGTTACGCCGAAGCGGACACCACATGCAACCCTTCTCCGTCGGTACGAACTCAACAAGGCCTTCTGCCGCTTCGATAAGTTTAGCGGGATCAGTGATTTTCTTGAAAGCTTTCGAGGAGAGGAAGTCGTTGATCTTCTCACGCTTACTTGTGACAGTCGCCTCGAAGGCGAAGAGATTCTCTGGAGTATCCATCCACCGATCAGGCTCGCGTGAGAAGCGGGGTTGGACGATGATGAGCTCAATCTCCGAAAGCTCTTTGCGGATATACAGCTTGTCGATCATCCCGAGTGCATAGAGACGCATCTGCTTGTTCTCTTTGGCCGGAACCGGAACACCACGACCATGCTTGTAGTCGATGATCTTGATCTTCCACAGCTTGCCGATCTTCTTCGTGGCGGCAATGTCGACCGTCCCTCCTTCACGCGTGCATTGGATGGCGTTCTTCTGCTCGCTGTAGATCTTCCACCCATCGAGCTCGAGCTCGAGAGCCAGATCATAGCAGACTTGAACCGCCTCCGCCATCTCGCGAGTGACTTTCCAAACCTTGTTGAAGGTCTTTCCGAGCCACCGCTTGTCTGTCGGTGCCTTCTGCGCTTTGATCGAAGCCTCGAGCAACTCGTGAGCTGCAGTTCCTTCATCTCCTGCTGCCGTCCGTGTGTCGGGAGGATTCAAGAGCTTGATGAGAGGGATCGACGCAGTACAGTTGAACCACATCTCCGCCTTGGATGGCGAGAGAGTAGCGTGCGCTCGATCAGAGTGAGCGACGGCAGCCATTACCAATCGCTCGCTTCATCGGCCTTGATCTTGGCGACAGCCTTCTTCTTGTCAGCCGGCTTCTCGTCGATGTATTTATCGGCGAGCTTCTGAAGGCGGGTGCGGAGAGGAGCGGTCAGCTTGATCAACTGCTCCTTGGTCTTGGTCTCACGGATCGGGGTGACTTTCCCATCCATGTGATTCTCGACAGGATAATGCGCGAGCTCCGATTCCTTGAGAATCTCAAGGAGACAGAGAACACCGACTTGCTTTGGACTGAGGCTCATGTTGGTCCTTCCGAGTCATCGGAATAGGTGGCATAGATGATGGCGATTATGATGGCGATTATGATGAACCCGCAAAGGGAGATGATAGCCCCGAGAACAGGAAGAAGCATGTGGGCCGAGAGTTTTAGGTCGTCTCGGTGGAGACCATCCGTCAAGCCGCTTCGATGGCCGCTTCGATCTTCTCCTTCAGTTCCTCGAGATCGCCCTCGTCCACCTCGTCGACCGACTCGGCGTACTTGTTCAGAATCTTCATGGCCGTCTTGCGGTCAGTCGCCTCGGACAGCTTGCGGAGAGCAGCGCGGATTTCATCCTTGATGTCGTCGCCTTCCGGTTCTTTGGCCTTCTTCTTGGCGGGCTTCTCGTCCGCATCTTCTTCCTTCGCGGCCTTCTTCGCCGGCTTCTCTTCCTTCTCGACGGTGCCATCCAGCTTGGCGAGCAGCTCGTCCAGCTCCTCGCGCGATTCGCACTTGATGGTCAGGGAGTATTCGGTCATCTGTTTCTCCTTGCGACGTGTGTCGCGGCGGGTGATAGGTTATGTATACTCGTAAACGTATTCCTTGGGAAGTCTTTTTTCTCAAGACTTCTGTTTCAAGTATTCCCAAGGGAGTGCTTGCATATATCATGCGTAACATAAGAACAAGTGCCAGATGGAACATCCACCTGGCTCTTGTCCTCCCTTAACCCGACCCGAGCACGAACTCGGCTCACATGCGAGGAGTATCATATATGCCGTCTCTGTTTGTAAATGCCCACGCGCTCAAACCCGAAAAAACGCTTTCTCTTTCGGAAATCGAACAGCGCATAAGGAAAGCAGATAAAGAACTGAAGCAGACTATCGAGCTGCTGCGAATCGAACCGGACGAGACGCTGCAGACGAAGATGAAGCGAATGCTACCCGCTGTCACCTTCTCAGGCGACTTCTCCCGTCGCAATGCTTCGAGTCTCGAGACGCACTCGAGCTACTACATCTATGATCTCGATGGAGTCAATCCGAAGAAGATGAAGAAGCTGATCGCCGATGAGCCTTCGCTTCTGATGGCCTTCATGAGTCCGCGAGCGAACGGTCTGAAGGTTGTCTTGCAAGGACCGATCGCCGAAGATGCGAAGATCCACAAGAAGTTCTGGGAAGTCGGAGCGTCCATCGTCGAGGAGCGCACTGGTCAGAAGCTTGATCGCAGCGGCTCGGACGTGTGCCGGTTGTGTTTCTTGAGCAGTGATCCAGGTTTGATCAAAGGAGATGGCAAGGAGTTCGATGTCAAGAAGGTTCTCGAGCCCTCGATGAAGGACGAGCATGGTGACATCATGCGTGGTGTCCCCGAACCGAAGGCAGACTTCAAAGAATACACCCAACCCATCGCCAAGGAAATGCTCTGGGCGGTTGGTGCGGATCTTCCCTACGATAAGTGGCGCAATATCATCTGGGCCATGACCAATCGTTTCGGTCAGGAAGAGTGGGTTCATGATTTGCTGCTGAGGTGGTCCATCGAGCGAGGCGGTGATCGGGCTTTGGACAGCGAGGATGACAAGAAGACCTTCGAGTCAGTGTATGCCGGCACAGGGAAAGGAATCACCTTCGCTTCACTGATCGCCGAAGCCAAGAAAGCCGGATGGACGGATTGGCGGAAGTCCATGCGGCGTGATGAGGATGGCGAGTTGCTCCATGATGATGCCAACCTCATGATCATCCTCACGCAGCATCCTGATTTCAAGGGACGCATCTGGATGGATGAGATCACCGAGCAACAGATGATGTCGCCGAAAGAAGATGCTCTCATCTGCGCCGTCTCTCGGATGGGTGGATATGTCGAAGAGAGTTTGGCATTCAACGTGCTCGTGGATATTCAACAGCACTTGAAGATCGGATTCAGAGGGACGAGATCGGTGTTGTGTGCACTCGCGGCCATCGCTTGCAACAACAAGAGGAACTTCCGAAAAGAATGGCTTGATGAATTAGTCTGGGATGGAGTGCCAAGACTCAACCGACTCTTCATCGATGGCTTCGGAGCCGAGAACGTCGAACGTAATGAGGCTCTGGCTTCCGCCTTCATGGCTTCTGCCGCGGCTCGTATCATGCGACCGGGTGTCTCGGTTCAGGTTGTTCCGATCTTGATGGGGCCGCAAGGATGTGGGAAGTCGTCTGGACTCAAAGCATTGTGTCCTCAGTCAGAATGGTTCTGCGACTCCTTCATCGACTTCGAGTCGAAGGCTGGATATGAAGTCGTGTTGAGAGCGTCCATTGTGGAACTCTCCGAACTCTCGGCCATCCGCAAGGCCGACATGGAGAAGGTCAAGCAGTTCGTGACTCAGCAATTCGTGCGCTTCAGAGCGCCTTATGAAAAGCAGACGCGAGATCATGCTGCTGCTTGGGTCTTCATCGGAACAACCAACGAGGAAGAGTTTCTCAAGGACACCTCGGGCAATCGTCGCTTTGCACCGATCAAGATCGTCGAGGCAAAGGTCGAGAAGGTGGTGGAGTGGATCGAGGAGAGGCGAGAACAGTTGTGGGCTGAAGCAGTGACTCTCTGTCGTCGTGGCTTCAAGAACGGTGCCGATACATGGGGAATCCCCAAGAAGTATTGGGATGAGCTGTCCATCGCCGCGGAGAAAGCCCGTGAGCGTGATCCATGGGAAGACGTGCTGAATGAATATGGCAACGACTTGCTTCGAAAGAACAAGCGAGTCCAGAAGAGTCTGCGAGAGATTTCCATCGAGTCAGGACTCAATCTCAAAGGAAGGTCTGACGAATTGCATCTTGGAAAGGTTCTCCGTTTGTGCGGATGGGAGAGAAAGGTCGTCAGATTATCCGATAAACTCGCTCGCCGGTGGATCCTCGGTCAGATGTAGGGAGCAAACCGGAGGGCAACGGAGGTCAGAAATCCCGTTGCCCTTCGGAGCTTTTATCCTTGAAAAGATGCGTATCGAGCACCAAGATTCTTGAAAATCACACAAGACTTGTTTTTTATTTTGACTCGGCGATGTGTAAACAAAGAAAATCGTCAAACCGATCAATTTATTACTATTTACTCTGTTACTTATATTCTATATCTATTTAATAAAAGATATTTATTTGATATTTTAATAGAAATTGATATATTATATAGGGAAGATGCTGAAAGGTAGGCTGACTATGTAACAGCGTATATGTACAAGAGTCGACCAACTCGCATAGTGGGGATCGTGGCCAAAGTAAAACCTCGAGCAAAGCGCTTCTCAAGACCGACTCAAGACTATGAGCCGAAGTATGGCGGCATTCCCTCGATCGATTCAAAAGAGATTCCCGGGATCGATGACACCGAGAACCTGATGCACGCTGTCTCTCATGGACTTGGCATCGAAGCGTCCAGTGCTTATGCCAACCTTCCTGCTCCTCTTGTGAGGAACTGGTTGGCTCGTGGCCGCAAGCAAGAGGTTGAACCTTTCGACGTCTCGATCTATGATGACCCTGAAGTTCGCCGTCATCATCTTGACATCCACGAGGAGATCACCACTCCTTGCTTTCAGCTTTGGATGGAGTGGAGACGCACACGAGCAGAGTTCATCATCCACAACGTGAAGAAGATTCGCAACTCGAAAGATTGGCGAGCTCAAGCGTGGTTGCTCGAGCGTGCGGAACCGAACAACTACAACAAGCCGTCTGCTAGTCCTCCGATCAAGAGAGACTTGAATCTCAATGAGAAGGAGGTCGAAGCCGAAGTGATCCAAGGCGGGAACGATGTGGCTCGCGTGACTTTCTATTGCCCGGACAACAATCGTGCCGGTTGAGATCCGTCCTCTGCCTGGTCCACAGGAACGCTTCCTCGCGTGCACTGCCGACATAGCGATCTATGGAGGAGCAGCAGGTGGTGCGAAGACCTATGGACTTCTCCTTGATGGAGGCAGGTGGCTTTGGAAACCCAACTATGCCGGCTTGATCTTCCGCAGAACATTTCCACAGATCATGGCACCAGGCGGTCTGTGGGATACATCGATGGAGATCTTCGCGCCTCTTGGTCTTGTCGCAAAACAAGCCGGCACCGAGTGGGTGAATCCCAAGACCTCCTCTCGTCTCAAGTTCTCACACATGCAACATGTGAAGAACATGCACGATTGGCAAGGTGCTCAGATGGCCTTCATCGGATTCGATGAGCTGACCCACTTCGCTCAAGAGCAGTTCTTCTACATGATGTCACGCAACCGCTCAATTTGCGGTGTCCGTCCATACATGAGAGGCACGTGCAATCCTGATCCAGACTCATGGGTTCGCAGATTCCTCGATTGGTGGATCGACGAGGAGACTGGATTTCCCATTCGCGAACGTGATGGACAGATCAGGTGGATGGCCAGAGAAGGCGGAGAGATCATCTGGGCGGATGAACCAGAGGAGCTTCGCAAGAAAGGTCTCGATCCGAAGTCGGTGACCTTCATTGCCGCGAATGTCCAGGATAACACGGTTCTGATGAAGCGTGATCCAGGCTACATCGCGTCACTCAAGGCAATGGTCTCTCATGAGCGTGAGCGACTGCTTAAGGGAAACTGGAATGCACGTGCAACTCCTGGCTCCTACTTCAAGCGTCAGTGGTTCGAGGTCATCGATGCAGCTCCAGAAGGTGGAGAGGACATCCGCTATTGGGATCGAGCCGCCACTGAGCCTCATGAGACGAACCTGGATCCTGACTGGACATGTGGTTGCAAGATGCGGAGAGTCGGGAACACTTTCTATGTGCTTCATATGGAGAGGTTCCGTGGAACTCCGCAGAAAGTCGAGAGCGCGATCAAGCGGACAGCTTCGCAAGAGCCAGATACCCAAGTCTATCTCGAAGAAGATCCAGGACAAAGCGGCAAAGCAGAAATCGGCTATCTGATCCGCTCACTCGCAGGATATTCCGTGGGCACCAACAAGGTAGTTCATAGCAAGGATGTCCGCGCTCGTCCAGTCTCAAGCCAGTGTGAAGCTGGCAATGTGAAGATTGTCCGTGGTCGTTGGAATGATGCCTTCTTCGATGAGCTGGAAGGATTCCCTGCTCCGAAGGACAAAGGCCATGATGACCAGGTAGACGCTTTCTCCGGTGCTTTCAACATGCTAACACGTCGAGGCGCTCCAGGCGTCAGAGAGATAACCCAATGAAAATCCAAGCCTTTGGACTTGAACTCGGACTCAAGATGCCGTGGGAGAAGAAAGCCAGTGAGACGGCTCCCATCATCTATCTCGGATATGGTCAGCAAGTCCGCGGAGTCTATCATCCGCGGAATCCTGCCCAGTACGCGGACGACGCCTATCGTCGGAACGTCGTGGCCTATCGTGCAATCTCAGTGATCGCCCGATCCGCTGCTTTCATTCCGCTCGAGGTTATGATCGGAGACAAGGAAGCTGATCCCAAGCATCCGCTCGCGATGTTGCTCAAGCGTCCGAACCCGTGGCAAGGTGGAGCAGCATTCATCGAGTCGGTGATCGGCTACTATCTCCTGGCCGGCAACACTTTCATGGAAGGAGTTGGTCCTGAAGGGCAAGCTCCTCGCGAGTTGTGGTCTCTTCGTGCCGACAGGACTCGTGTCCTTCCTGGCAAGTATGGTCCTGAAGGATATACCTACGAAGTCAACGGTCAATACAAGAATTGGAAGGCTGATCCGCTCGACGGCAAGTCTCCGATCATGCACATGAAAACCTGGAATCCTCTTTCGGACTGGTATGGAATGAGTCCAGTCGAAGCGGCTGCCTGGTCCATCGATGCACACAACATGGCGGGAGAGTGGAATCAGGGTCTCCTCCAGAATAGTGCTCGTCCTTCTGGCGCTCTCGTGTATTCAAACGAGAACGGAGGCACGATGACCGACAAGCAATTCGAGCGACTCAAGGAGCAGATCAACTCTGCATACTCTGGCACGCGCAATGCTGGTCGTCCGATCATTCTCGAAGGCGACCTCGACTGGAAGCAGATGAGTCTCTCGCCTGCGGAGATGGACTGGATCAACGGCAAGAACATCAACTCGCGTGAGATTGCTCAAGTCTTCGGATGCCCGCCTCAGATTCTCGGAATCCCTGGTGACAACACCTATTCCAACTATCAAGAGGCTCGGATGGCCCTCTATGAGGACACGGTGATTCCGATCCTCGATCAACTCTGCGACCATTTGAATGTGTGGCTTGCTCCGGCTTTCGGAGAAGACATCACGATCAAAGCCGACATGGAGAACCTGCCTGCACTCGCTCCCAAGCGCGAGAAGCGGTGGACGATGGTTCAGAATGCCACCTGGCTGACCACCAACGAGAAGCGGGAAGCCACAGGATATGAGGCTCTTGATGCTCCTGAAGCCGACGAGGTTCTGATCGCTTCTGGAATGGTGCCTCTCACGATGGAGGCTGACACCGACGAGCCGAAGCTCGGACCGGATGGCAAGCCGATCATTGAGGACGATGAGAATCCTGAAGCAGATCTTGAAGGCGATGAAGAGCAGGAGACCGGCAAACCGCCTAAGGGAACTCCTCCTGCGAAAGGCGGCAAACCGAACTTCATGCCCAAGAAGGAAAAGAAGTTCTTCGGATTCCTCGAGAAGCTCTGATGCGCTGTCCTGCGTGCAGTTCCCATCTTGACGACGGCTTTGGCTTCTGCCATCGCTGTCTGACTCACATGGAGAAAGACGATGCTGAATCTCAAGACAAGAGCGCTTCAACGCAGGGAAGCTCTCTCTCAGCTTCGATTGATTACAGCCGGTCAACGGCGGATGGCTTCTGCGATCGCCAAGGTGCTGGCGCTGTCAAGATCGAAGATCGCAGAAGCAGTGGCGGACAATCGGGACTGGAAGAAAGTCCTAGCTCAGTCGACTCCGATGTTAGAGCAGGTGATTCTCCATCACACGATGGCGATAGCTCAAGCAATGGGACAGAGAGCTCGCCGTGCGATCATGACGGCCCACGAAAAAAAGATGGACACAGAGCAAGAGCTCCAAGCACGAATCAAAAAGTGGGCAAAGGAAAACGCGGCGGCAAAAGTCGTTGACGTCACAGTCGCGACAAGGAAGAGGATCACGCGAATCATTCAGGAGAGCGCACCGAACGCCCTTGGCTATCGTGAAGCAGCCCGCGAGATCGCGAAGCATGGATTTGACGAGGTGAGAGCTTTGCGAATCGCTCGCACTGAGTCTCACGCAGCAGGCATGAGTGGTCAATACATCTCTGTCTCAGACATGAGCGCTGAACTGGATTTGGTATTCCTGAAGAAGTGGATCGCTACTGAAGACAACCGCACTCGATCGGCTCACAGCGAGATGGACGGAGTGATGGTCGGCATGGAGGAATCATTCGTGGTTGAGAATCCAGACACAGGCGATAAGGATGAGATCATGCACCCTGGCGATTCATCCGGAGAACCCTGGAACGTCATCAACTGTCGATGCGCGATGACCTTTGAGGAACCGAAGAAAAGCAAGAAATAGCGCGCATTGCGGAATAACGCGAAAAGCAGTACAGAACATATAGAGTCTGAAAAAACCTCTTGAGTAAATACGTAAAAACAACATCTTCGCATTCACTCCCTTCCTGTTATAGTACTTTTACCATGGACCTGATCGCTGCTCCAATCCTTGAGCTCAAGTTCTCCGACACAGAGAACGAGCGTGGTCTCTTCACCGGATACGCTTCCATCTTTGGGAACGTGGACAACGGGAAAGACATCTGCGTGAAGGGCTGCTTCGCCGAAGACCTCAAGTCTTCTGATGATAAGCGCCTGATGCTGTGGATGCACGATCAGAAGGAACCGATTGGTGAATGGGTGGAGATGCGAGAGGATGCCAAGGGACTCTATGTCAAGGGTCAACTCTGGTTGAATCGTGGAATCCAGCGTGCTGAACAAGCTCACGCTCTTCTCCAGTCCAAGCAAGGTGGTCTCTCGATCGGATACATCACTGACAAGTCCCAGATCAACAATCGTGAAGGTACCCGCTCGCTGCTAAAGGTGAAGACCAAGGAAGTCTCGGTCGTCACCATTCCGATGAACCCCAAGGCCAAGATCATCTCGGTCAAGAACGAAGACGAGATGAATCAGATCGTCTCTGGGCTTCACAACTTGTTGACTCCTGCCGATGAGGACATCGCCAAGAATCTCAGCACCAAGATGAATGAGAACCACGACGACAAGGGACGGTTCGCTTCAGGCGATGGTGGTGGAGGTGGTTCAAGTGGAGTAGGTGGTACACCTGGAAACTTCGGGCACCAAGGTGGATCATTCGGTTATTCCCCTTTTGCAACATCAACCACTCCGACTCGCAGCGCATCCGCCGCCAATTCACGAATTGATCGGATGGCTCGTTCATCTTTCGACCCTCGTGAAGATGGCAAGGTGATACCACATGCTGAGACCAGCAAAGCAGTTGAAGCAGGTAGAGATGCCATTAAGGAAAAGTCTCCAGCTGGTTATGCGAAAGCGGCTGAAGCACACTTGAAGGCCGCAAAAACTCTTCGCAAGACCGGTCTCGGCAAGCACCTAAACACGGCTGCTGAACATGAACTCGCTGCAAGCTACTTCTCCATGGCTGCTTCCAAGAAAGCCGATGACATGACTCTGGAAACCAAGATCGAGAAAGATCATCCGGCTCATGTTGCCGCCGCGATCAGCAAGGCGGCGCACCTGACCGCGAGCACGTCAAACGCCGCAAGTCCGAACCAGCGCGAGCGATCCACCAAGAATCTCAGCACCAAGATGAATGAGAACCACGACGACAAGGGAAGGTTCGCTTCTGGTGATGGTGATGGTGGAGGTGGCGGTGGTTCAACTGGCGGAGCAAATGCACCGA